TCATTGTGCCACCGCCTTACACATCAGCACCAGTTCGGCGTCGCCCGAGCGCGGGTTGATGATGCTCTGGATGTCGTACAGCGTGCCCTCGTGGTCGATGCGGTCGGCGCTGGTGATGTCGTCGCGGTAGCGCATGCGGATGCGCGTGGTGACTTCGGATTGGGCGGCATCGGCGGCGAAGAACTCCCGGCCGTTCAGCGGCTCCACGGCGGCCCAGACGGTGGCCAGCGTCACCCACTCATTGATCGGCTGCCCGATAGGCCCCTGGCCTTGCACCAGGCGCTCGATGACCACGCGCTGGCCCAGCTTGCCGGCCTGCATCACGCCTCCATCGCCCGGTAGGGGTCCAGCAGCCGCGTGAACAGGCGGTTCTCGATGATGGGCCGGTCGGACTGGCTCTCGCGGTTCATGTACAGGCTGCCCACCAGCATCAGCGCAGCGGCATGCACCGGGGCTGCCTCGGGCAGTTCCTCCAGGTTGAGGTAGTCCAGCACCGCCGCCTCGGCCGCGTCGATCATGGCCTGGATGGCGGTGTCGTCGGCGTCGGTGTCCACGCGGATGTGCAGCTTGGCTTCTTCAAGGTCGATGATGCTCATGTCGTTCTCCGAATAGGGGCCAGTCGCGCGGGGTGGAAAGGGTCGCCCACTGCGGTGCGTGTGCCCCTGTCGCGGGGAGCACCACAGCCGCGCCGGTAGTCCCGCCACTGGCATCTCGGTGTTTTGCTGAAACGCGGCACGGCCCGAGTAATCCGCGTCCTGGTTATCGCTTTCGCGGCCCCCAGGCCAGGCACGTCAAACAAAGGTGAAGGCATCGCTGCTGTGCTCCTGGCCTTCCTCGGCGCGGGCGGCAACACCCATCGCCATCGCAAGGGCCTGCATCCCGTCGATGCGCCCGGTGGCCCGGCTCTTGTCCAGCTTCCTGGCGCCGGTCGGGTCTTTCGTCACCACGGCATTCGCGGCGCACATCGACAGCACCGGGTGCATGCCGTGGGCGATCCGCCCATTCAGCAGCTCGGCCTCCAGCGCATCCAGGGCAGGGGCCATGTCCTTGTAGCCCTGGCCCCACTCCACCAGCGGCAGGTCGGCGCCGAGCTTGTCCAGCTCCTTGCGCAGCAGATCGACGCGCCAGCGGTCGAAGGCGACGGCCTGCACGTCCAGATCGGCCAGGATGGCGAGCATGTCCTGCGCGACGATCTCGTAGTCCACCGTCGCGCCTGCGGTCGTGTGCAGGAAGCCCTGGCGCACCCACACGTCATAGGGCACCCGGTCGCGCTTGGCGCGGTCGTGCAGGCCCTGCTCGGGCGTCCAGAAATGCGGCTGCACATGCCACACGCCGTCAACCTGGCCGACGATCACAAGGGCCGTCAAGTCGGTGCGCATGGACAGGTCCAGGCCGGCGAACACCGGGCAATCAAAAGTGGGCACTGAGTGCCCGCCGCACGCCTTCCACACATCCGGCGACACGAAGGGCGATTCGGTGCTGACGCGCTGGTTCAGCAGCAGGTTGCGCGCCGTGTTCTCCATGCTGGGCATGCGCTGGGCCTGCTTCATCTGCTCGCGCAGATCGTCCTCGGAGCGGAAGATACCCAGGGCAGGATTGGCAGCGCGCCATGCCGCCTCGTCCAGCAGGTCGCAGCCCTCGGGCGCGGCGTACAGGTGGCACACGATGCGCGGGTCATCGCTGGCCTTGGCGTCATCGATCCAGGTGGACAGCAGATCAGCATCCGATGCCGCCTGCGTGCTGATGGCGATCAGCAGCGGCTCGGCGTGGGCACCCTGGCTGGTCGTGATGGCGTCGATGAAGTCGGACTGCGGCCCGCGCACCTGGCCCACTTCGTCCAGGATGGCGAGCACCGGGGACAGGCCATGCGCCGTGCGACCATCAGCAGCCAGCGCCCGGAACTCGGTATTGAGGGGAAGGCCGATCAGCCGCTTGCCGGACGGGATGATGCGCACCAGCTTTGTGAGCTTCGGGGATAGCTGCACCATCTTGCTGGCAAGGTTGAACACCAGCGCGGCCTGGTCCCGGCTCATGGCGCCGGACACGAGCTGACTATTCAGCCGGGCCTCGGGGCCAATCAAGTGCGCCAGCAGCAACCCGGCGATCAGGCCCGACTTCCCGTTTTTGCGCGACACCGACAGGATGGCCCGGCGCGTGCCGGCCGGGTTGTCGTACACGTCGCGGATGAACTTCTTCTGGAACTCGGCCAGCACCAGCGGCTTGCCCACGTCCGCGCCCTCGGGCGTCACACAGAACGCCTCGATGAACTGGATGACGCGGGCGGCACGGGTCATGATCGTGGGCTCAAAAGTCAGCCGACGACCCGCAGCGTCGGAATCAGATCGTCGTGTTCCTGCCGGGCCTCACGCTCCAGGGTGGCCGCGTTCACCATGTCAGCCGCACGGCCCACCGTCGCAGTGGCGTGCACGCTGATGGAGCGGGACAGGGCCATCGCCAGGCGCGTCAGCTTGGCGTGCTCATCGCTGCCGACAGTGGCCGACTCGATAGCGAACTGCGTGCGGGCCAGGTTCGCCGCCAGCACCAGGTCGGCATCGGTCCAGGTGTCACGCGGGCGGCTGGTCACGATAGCGTCCCAGAACGGTTTGCACGGCTCGGGCAGGGTGACGTATGCAGGCGGTGCAATCGGGCCTTGTGCGACGTTCTGCGCGGCCTGCACGGCGGCCTTGGCGCTGTCTGCACGGTGGCGCTTCGGGGTGACTTTCATGGTTGCCTATTTTTTAAGCACTGAGCAATGAAGCGAGAGGAACCGGGCGGTCTGGTGCCATCAGCCCTTCGTGATTTCTGGCTTGCGCAGCAGGGCGGCGACGGGCTTGTCCGCGTTCCACGGGTGGCGCAGGTCCACGGGCCAGCCATCGATGCGGCACCCCAGGCTCACGCGCTTGCCCTTGTCCATCGCGGTCTTGATGGAGTGACAGCTATGGCACAACGAGGCTAGGTTCTCCATGCTGTTGTCGCTCGGATCACCGCTGATGTGGTCCACGTCGGTGGCAGGCTCCACATAGCCACGCTGGGCACAGGCCCTGCACAGAGGCTCACCGGCTAGCACAGACGCCCGCAGGCGCTGCCATGCGGCAGAGTTGAGGGGCAGGGTGCGGCGTGGGTCTGCATCGCGTCCTGAACGCTTGGCGCGTGGCGTCTTGAGCGTGGGGAGGCGATCAGGCAGCGTCTGCAAGCGTGGCTGCAGCATCTTGAGCTTCGGGCGGGTCATGCGGCCTCTTTCTGCTTGCTGGGGTAGGGCTGCGGTGCAGGGGTCGGATTTGGCGTCTGACCCTCGACCGATGCGTCATCAATGCCCTCGATGCTCGGCAGGTTCTCCAGCTTGCGGGCCTCGGACTTGAGCATCCATCCCGAGCTGATGCCCGATGCGTAGAAGGCGGAACGGTTGGCACTGTCGCCGCGCAGCATCCCCTCGACGTTGTGTTCGGGGTAGTAGATGCGGCGTCCTGCATCGGTCAGGCACTTGGCGCTGATGGCCGACTCCCACATGGTCAGGTGCCGGCGCATGGTCAGCGTCACGAACTGGCGGGCCAGCTCCACGCTGTTGGAGTAGTTGGCGCTCTCCATGCTCTGCACGATCACAGGCGGCACACGGAACAGGCGGCACACCTCGATCACCGACAGCTTGCGCGCCTCGATCCATTCGGCATCCTCCAGCGTCATGCTGACGGTCTGGTAGTCGACGCCTTCCTCCAGGATCGCGGTCTTGCCGGCATTGCTGCCACCGGCATGCTGACTGGCCCACGATTCGCGGATGGCCGTGCGCTGGTCGGGCTTCAACTTGCCGGGGAACTTGAGCACGCCCAGCAGGCGGGCACCGTTGCGGAAGGTGTTCACGCCGTGGTCCTGCTCGCTGATCGCCAGCTCCACCACACCACGCGCCGCCTGAATCGGGCTGATGCCCATCACGCCGTCGTCGGCCAGGCGGTGACGCAGGTGCAGCACTTCCTCGGGCAGCAGGCGATGCATCCGGCCCATCGTGTCGGCGTACTCGTAGGCCAGGCGGCCGGAGTCCAGGCGCAGCACCGTCATGCGGTCGGGGCTGATGGGCCACAACTCGCGGCATTGGCCGTCGTAGCCACGCACGATCCGGGCGTAGGCATTGCCACGCAGCAGCACGCAGGCCGTCAGGTACTCCCGGCCTTCCATCGCGGTCTGCTCGGGGTTGAACTGGTCGTTCAGCACGCGGTACAGCGGATGGTCGGGGGCCTTCTCGCGGTCATCGCCATTGCGCCGGTACAGCGGCAGGGGCAGGGTGGCCGCCGTCTCGCTGATGGCCTGCACGCAGGCATAGACGGCCGAGACGCCCTGCGCGGTCTGGTCGTTCACCGGGCCGGTGCGCAGGGCCTGGAAGGCGCCCCAGGTGTCGTTCGGGTTGGTGGCCCGGCGCTCCAGGCCGACAAGGTGCAGGGCGCGGTCGAGGATGTTCATTCGCAGGTTTCCAGCCACAGGCGCCGGGTGTCGGTCAGCATCAGCGCAGGACGGTTGCGCAGCGCCACGGTGGTGTCGGCATAGGCCGGGTCACTGGTCAGGGTGATTTCGGCCAGGTCCACGCTCAGCAGTTCGCGCACGAGCTGCGCGCCGCGCTGTTCCCATCGGTCGCCGCCATCGGCCACGCGAAACCCGAATGAACACCCAGCCACATCACCACGATCCACCAGCACAGCCAGGTCGCGGCCGTGGGTGGTGTCCGGCAAAGCCAGCGTGAAAGCCAGTCCATGCGCATCCTCCCGAAGTTCGAGCGTGCCGCCGCGCGTGGTGCCCAGCAGCGCATCGCCCTGATGGTGATAGAGGGCGCGAATGTTGGAGCCGCTTTCCAGGGTCTTGCGGAAGGCACCATTGCGGATCACCTCAACGAAGCCCCCCAGGTCGGCCTCGCTGTTGAACACCGCCGCATACCCGCGCAGGGTCTTGCCCTCGCTGCGCAGGCTGCCGGTCGAGCGGATCTCCAACATTCGCAGCTCCTTATTCCTCTTCGGGGAACTCCAGGGCCACGTCCGCCACCGACAGGAACGCGGTGGGGTGGCGCACCACGGCATCCATCGTGTGCAGGATGCGCAGTTGCACGTCGCCCTTCTCGTAGTAGCCAGCGGCGTAGGGGTTCGCCAGCACTTCCGTGGCGCCCCATTCACCGATCACCAGTTGCGAGAAGTCGCCCATGACCAGGCGGCCCGTGGTGGCGTCCACGTCAGCGAGCTGGTTGGTCGTGTGCGTGGTCAGGCCGTTGATGCGCCCACCTTCCAGCAAGTACGCCGAGCCGGCGGTGCCGTCCTTGAGGGTCGCCTGCAGACGGGTCGCGGTCTTGGGCGTGATGAGCGCGGCATTGGGCGCCGTGTTCGCCGTGGCGAACTTCTCGAACAGGCCCAGGATGGACAGCCAGTCAACCGTCGCCAGCGAGCCGGTCAGGATGCCCGACACGTTCAGGATGCCGACGGGTTGCTTGGCAACCGCAGTGCCCGACAGCAGGGCCTTGTCCACGGCCAGCGACACCACGGCAGAGAAGTCGTCGCGGATCAGCTGCTCGATGGCCGGGTTGCTCTGCTGGATGAGCTGGCGGCTGATGCTCGACAGCGCGCCGACGTGCTTGGGCTCCAGCTTCACCGACGAATAGGTGGTGTTGCTCTCGGTGAGCGAGTCGCCCTCGGCGATCCAGTACGCGGTCGCGGCAGTGGCTTGCTTCGGGATCACGGTATCGCCGCGCAGACCCGTCAGCACGCGGGCGCCGAGTTGCTTCACGATCAGCGAGTTGCGCAGCAGGCCGATGAACTGGTCCGCCTTGAAGTCGTCGGGGACGATGGCAGCGGCGCCGCCGGTGGTCAGGGTCGTGCGCTTCTCGAAGATGGACGTGGGCAGCAGGATGCCGCCCTTCTTGGGCTCGATGCCCTGGCGCTTGGCTTCCTGCTGGAACTCGGCCAGCGCGCCGGTGACAGCGCGGTTTTCCACCTGAGCGGCAATGGCGTCCAGCACGTTCACGCGGGCCTCGGCGTCCTTGCGGGTCTTGTCCACCGGGGTGCCGACCGCGCGGCGCTCCATGTCCTCGATGAACTGCGCGCGGGCTTCGTCGGCCTCCAGCGAGGTGATTTCCGCCTTCAGGGCGTCGAACTTGGCCTTGGCCTCGGGGGTGAGCGTGTCGGCAGACAGCAGGGTGCGGGCTTCGGCCACCTTGGCGGTGCGGGCTTCGCGGATCGCGGCGAGTTGCATAGCGGGGTCTTTCATGAATTGGCCCACGCTATCGGCGGGCAGATTGAGATAGTAGAAACACTATCACAATTCAAGCGTCGATGCAATTTGACTATCGACCTGATTGGGCCGACCACACGTAGCGATACCGGCTGGCCACCTTGCCGGCGCCGCGCTGAACCAGCGCCAGCACACCGTCACTGCACAGGGCCGACAGCACCTTCGATGCATCGGTGAAGTGCAGGCCGACCAGTTCGCCGGCCTGGCGCGCCGAGATGAAGAAGGGGCCGTCCCCTTCGTGGGCCTGCAATGCGGCGCAGATTTGGACCAGCCGATTGCCGGCAGGCCCGTAGCCCAGGGCTGCGATGCCAGCGGGCAGCGGGGCGGTGAAGTCGATGGCGTCGATGATGGTTTTCAAGGTGGCTCCATGTGGTTGCTTGACGCGATCCCAGCCGCGCAGGAAGTCGGTGAGCGTCACGCCGAAATCCTTGGTCCCAATCACAGGAAGGGCCAGCCGGTGCCACCCCTGAACAATTGCGCGCAACTCTTCTCGGGTCGCATCCGGACGCTGGCTCTTGACGTAGCGGGCCAACTTGAAAAGGCACTGGTTGCGCTCGCCTTCACTTGTCGGCAGGCACCCGCTTGGCATACCTACAGAAGAAGACAGAAGATGACCGAAGACTTCTTCTGACATCTTCTGTGCCTCTTCTGTAGGTGAGGGCTTCCCGAGCAAATGGGCCACCTCGGAAAAGCCAGGCAGGAGAGCGAGCGGCCCGGTCTTGAGCGCGTGGCCGGTCACCGTGAGATAGCGGGCGGTCGAGTACAGCTCGACGTGAAGGCCATCCAGGATGCCGCGCCGGCCCTTGATGTTGTCGCCGTAGCCGAAGCCGCGCAGACCGTTGCCGCTGGGGCTGACCTCGACATACTGGCACCCGATGCGGTTCAGCAGATCGAAGGCAGCGGATTGCGGAACACCGTCGCTCACGCACTTGTCCAGGTCCACGCCCACGATGCCGTCGCCGTTGAGCACGAACCCCACGCCGGCATAGCCGCCTTCCTCGAAGGCCGTTTGCGCGGCCGGGAAGGGCGCCCAGGTGTCGGGATCGGTCACGCTGGCGGTGCTGTCCGCCGTGGTGGCGCAGTAGGGCACCTTCGCACCCTTCCACACCACCCAGCGCGGCAGGGCGCGCAGCTCGGCCGGCATCACCTCGAAGTCAGGCTGCATCAGCGTCTTACCTCCTGGTGATGTGCTTCCAGGTGCGGTGCAGTTCTTCGCGCAGGCACCACAGCATGAAATCATCGGAGGGCCGCTCGAATCGCGTACCACGGCGCAACCGGATGGCGCCGATCTCGCACATGAACCATAGCCACACCCGGCATCGCACCCAGGCCCGATAGACGGCGAACGAGATGGCTAGCGTCATACCCGCCGCGCCTCCTGTCGCTCCAGCCACTCCATGAACCCGGCCAGCGTGTCGAAGTTGCGGCACAGCGCGCTGCGGCTGGCAATGAACAACTCGGTGCCCCGGTCGTCCTCGATGCGCTCCAGCGTGATGCCGTGCAGAGCGGCCGTCGCGCGGGCGGTGGCGAAGTCCTTGTCGGGGTATTGCGTGCCGATCATTGCGCCCCCTTGGCCTTGAGCCAGTTGGACACCTTGGCGGCCACCCAGCGCGTGCAGCGCGGGCCGTCCTTGACCGGAGCGGGGAATGTGCCCTCGGCCACCTTGCGGCGGATGCTGGACTCAGACAGGCCGGTGACTTCGATCACCGTCTGAATCTTCAACAGGGCTTCGGGGATGTGAAGAGATTGGACCGTCTGGAGCGGCGGGCGCTTCTGACGGACAAGGGCGGAAACTGTTTGCATTGAGCACCTCGTGAAAGATCACGGGGTGCATGGTCCAACGCGACACCAGTGATGTCAGCCGCGCCCTAGAACTAGCAATCCATCCCTAGTACTAGGAAGGTGACCTTTTGCCTGGGTGTTTCTTCCCCTTCAGCCATACGTCAGCAATTCGTGAGGGTGATACGGCAAGGTCGAAGCTCTTTTTCAGTAATGCGGCTTGGACACGAGAAAAATGGGCCTTCGAGTCGTATTGATCTGCCGTGCGCGCCCACTCTTCCAATACATGGGTTTCTGCTCGCCTGTTATTTTCATACCGCTTGTCTAGTCCAGAAGTCGGACCGGCACGCTTACCCTGTATCGCTGCTCTAATTTGCAAATTCCGCTGCCCTATCGCTGCAGTCAAATCAGTGTCGTTAAAGAACTGGGAGATGAGCGTAGCTAGGCCTCGCATAGGTTCTAGGGAATCCGCTATCTTCTGCATCTGCGCGGAGGGTAGGTTGATAACGCTTTGTTTTAGATCGTCAACTAAACCGGTTTTGGAATATTGTTCTCGCGCGCGCTCGCGAGCCTCAATAATTGATTTTTTTTCCTCCTCTGACGGGCCGTCGTCATCAAAACAATTTAATATGATTTCTTCTACCAATCTCTCAATTATCTCGACTGCCTCTAATAAAGCTGTCTCGTCGCGAAGTGACACGATGGCCGATAGCCGAACAACTTGCTGTACCTTCTCCGCCATAAGAAGCATCAGTTTTCCTTGATTCAAATAGCGGTCGCGGGGAAATCGCTTCAACAACTCAATCGTCCACAGGGCGACGGGATCGCCTTCCTTCGCAGCTTGGCTTGTTTGGTTGAATACCTCTGCAATGTTATTCATGCGTCCCTCACGCCCCTGAAAAGGTGCCAGCCCAGCCCGTCAGGGAAACGGGTTTTCGGGGATCAGCCTAGGGCTGGCAAAACACTTATTCGCTCATCTGCATCAGCAGCGCAGATAAAGACGATCTTCATCGTCCCAGTGCCCCATCATCCCGGTTACCTTGTCCAAGCAGTCGAGCGCCACTTCAAGATTGGGCGTCTCGCCTTTCAGCCATCCCTTGGCGCAGCCGACACCGAAGCCCATCTCACTTCGCAACGTATCCAGGTGGCACATCCACTTACTCACCACACTGAGAAGCACGTCAAGTTCGGGATGCTGATGCCTAATCTCGTCCATCGCCGCGTCGATTTGGCGGCGGCTGACCCAGATAACGCTGACGGAACGATCTACTGGATTGCCGTGAAGATCTAGACCCGGCTCTACGCCACGCCGAATGGGCGGGAGTTGCACGTCGCCATAGGTGACAACTTCGTGGGATGGGCTGCTGCCGGTTTCGATGACACCTTGTTAAGGTGGAAGATGAAACCGGAGGTGGTTCATGGAGAGAAGAAGGACATTCAGCCGCGAGTTCAAGCTCGAGGCGGTCAGGTTGGTCACC